GAGTCCCAAGTGTGCCAGCTGGTACAGCTTTTAATAGGGTGCTGATACTGACTTTTTTTGTTGTATTGGTTGTAATGTCTACAATGGGTAATACATCGGTACTGAGCGGATCGGCATAAGCGCTCAGATCAGTAATTTTAGTGTTGGCCATGGTGTTGCTCCAGTGGAATTAGTTTGATGGGCGTTTATGTCTTAATGCACCCCAGCAGGGCGATGTTGCGAGGCCGGGTTTCGGTGCCGCCCGCTAAGTCAGTGCTTTGGTAAGCAGGGGAACTGCCAGCTCCACCAGAACCGCTGCGCAGCGATCCACTTTCGCCAGCATCAAAACCACTTAAAACAGCGCCAGATGATATGGGGTGATTGTGACTTTGATAGGACTGCGCCTGTGTGCTGCCCATCGTGCGGCCGGTGTCTACGCCGCGTCCGTCGTCAAAACCACGGACAAACTCACCGCGCAGGTCGGGAAGGTTGAACGTGGTGCTTCCATCGCCTATGCCATAGAGCGTACCGATGGCTGCAAACAATGTGGCGTAGGTGGTGCGGCTGATTGCTGCGCCGTTGGCCTTTAGATAGCCGGTTGGTGCGGTGGTACGAGCTGTGTAAATAACCGTGCCAGCCGGCGTCAGATCAGTTGCTGCTGGGATTCCGGCAATCTGCGTGTCTACATAGCCCTTGGTGGCGGCCATGTTGGTGGTGGTTGGGACACCAGGCAGCGTCAGGTTGCCGGTTAGCGTGCCGCCGCTAAGGGCAAGGTAAGTGCTCGCGGCGGTAACGATCCGCAGGTAGCGGGCGTCGCCGGCAGTCTGGGTGATGCCCTGTGGATCGACACGCACCCAGTTGCTGCCGTCCCACATCTTTAATTGATCAGGCGTCTGGCTGGTGTCCTGCCAGAGTTGGCCCAGTTGTGGCGATGACGGGCCCGTTGCTGCGGGGCTGGTGATGATCGAGCTGCCTGGCAGAAAGCTGATGATCGTCCAGGTGGCGCCGTTCCAAGTCTTGAGCACCGGCGGGTCGGTGCTGGTGTCCACCCATAGTTGACCGGTGACCGGTGTCCCAGGTTGCGCGGGGCCGGTGGAGTTGCCCTGCAGTCCAAGGGCAATGCTGAGGATGGCTGCGGTAATCTTGCGGGTTTCGCTGCCGCTGACCGAGCTGAATGGGAAGACATCAGCCGAGGCAACCGCTGTCCCGACCGGCAACTGGGAAATCCGTAGACCGGCCATGTCAGTAACCCACCACGGTGATGTCGATTAAGCCCGCCACTGCTGTCCCGGAACTGTTGACGCACTTCACTGTAACGCTGCTAGTTGTCTTGGCTAGGACAATTGCATTGATCGCGCCGGTTCCAGTGTCCTGCAGTGTGACTTGGACCGATTTGACGGCACGGAAGGTTTTAAGCAGCGGAATGGCGGTGCCGCTACCGCTACTGCTGATGCTCACGTCGTTTTGTGACTCAATTACGTCCGGGTAATCCAACTCAAAACAGATACTGGTGAGCGCGCCAGGGTTAATACCGTCATTGCTACGAATCAAAGTTTGCACTTGGTAAACGTCTTCAATAAGTTTTTCGTAAGGCGCATAGGGGTGCAGGATTCCTGAGGATTCACCGGACAGCACGCCAGTGCTATACGTGCGCTGCTCTGCAAAGATCTGATCATCGTTTTCCTGAAAAATGTCGTTGCCGTTTTCTTGAAAAATTACGGTATCTGCGCCGGTTAAAGCTCCGATATTATGTTGGTAAGTTGCATCCGCAACGGTGGTGATAAGTATGGCGCTTTCAAGGAAGTTGTTGTCAAAATTCCAAATGTAGTAACTATCGAGGTCGGGGTTTACCTGCTGGAATAATGCGGTCCCACTGTTGCCTGTAATGTAACTTCCATCTTGAGTGGTCAAGTAAAGATCATCTTGAGTGACCAGATTGCGAGTATTGCTGATTTCAAGATTGATGTATGTACCAGGCCACGTTGTGGTGTTGAGGCACTCGTCGTAAACGGCATTGCTAATAACAGGTGCGCCGATGTTGACAAGGATTGCTGCGGGGGCATCACTGCGCCATTGCGTGGCGTCAACCGACTTGACCATCACGGTCCATTCGTCGGTGTCGAACAGCGAGGTCTCGAACCACTGCTGTTGGGCGGAGACGCCACCGGAATACAGCGGAATGCCGAGATCCCACGTTTCTGACGGGTTGTTATTGACGAGGCCGCCTTGTTTGTAGCGGATTTCGTAGGACACCACGTCGGACACCACGCCTTGGTCCCACGAGCCGTAGTTCGACAGGGGCAGTTGCCAGCTGAAACGCTTCTGGCCGCTGTTTGTGTTTTCGACGACGGTGAACAGGTTGGGCGTGGGCGGAACGATCTCGTTGCGCTCCACCGTGTCGTAGATGTAGTCGCTGGGTGCTTCGCCGAAGATAGCGCTAGTGAAGGCAACGCGAATCTCCCAGTCGCCGGGCGCGTGAAAGGCGATGGTGTAGTAACCAGTGAGCGGGATATTGCTGAGGAAGTACCAGCCGTCAGCTTCGGGAGGTTTGACGCCAGGGATGACGGTGGGGACGTTGGTGGGAAATGCCCAGATGCGATAGCCGTTGACGCGCTCGGGTACTGGGCAGATGCCCGCGTCCACGATCAGCAGTTGGGTGCCGTCGGGCTGGTTTTGGTGGCGGATGACGGCGTTGAACGCTGGGTCGCTGAGATCCGGGATGGCCTCGAATGCGGCCACACTGCTGACAACCCAGTCGCTTTGCCTGCCAAGGCGGTCAGTTGTGGCGACCCGTACTTGGTAGGTGTTACCGAAGACGTGATCAGGAACCGAAATTGCCGCGCTGGGGGTGCTAGTGGTGTAAATGTCGCTCCACTCTGTAGCGCCAACATTGCGCCACTGGTAGGAGTAAGAGCGCACAAGCAAGCTATCGGCGCCGTCGGTCTGAGGAGAGCGCCAAGTGGCGTCGATCTGGGTGCGGTTGTTGCGGAAGACCAGACCGGCGGTGAGGTTCGTGACCGACTGTGCTGGCTGCAACGTGAAGCGGTCCTTGGGGATCGCCACTGGCAGGTCGTTGTCGATGTAGCCGTATTTTGAGGCGTTGTATTGGACGGCCTCGACTTGATAGACCAGTGGATCCACTTCTGCCAGTGAGATGACGCGGTAGAGAGCGGCAGTCTTGGCGTTCCACTCGAGCACCCACAACGCGCCTACCTGGCTGGTGATGATGCTGTCGCAGCTAACGCATGTGTGCCCGTTGGGTGCTTCAGCTGAACCAGTGATATTGATTTCTTGCACCTTGGGCTGTGTGGTGATGCTGCCGTCGGGGTTGGTGACTGTTTCGCCGTCGGGGATCACCAGCGTCAGCGTGTAGCTGATTAGCGGGTCAAGGTTGAGGGTGGCGTCGAGGGTGATGACGTTGCCATCGATGGCGGTGACCCGGCCGCCGAGGCGTTGGCCCTGTTTGAGGGGGTCCGCGATTTGGATGATTTCGCCAACGCTGGCGGCCAAGCCTTCGGCGCCGATGCGGAAGCTGACTTTTTCGGTCTCGTAGCGGTTGGAAAACAGGGTGTGCTTGGCGGCCCGCAGTGCTTGGCCGCGGGAGGTGACGCCCAGCAGCCGCAGATCGATGGGGTTGTAGCCGAAGCGCTCGAGGAGCGTGTCGTCTTGGAGGTACTCGCTGACGCTGGAGTACACCTGATTGGGGTCGTCCCAGTTCGCCAGTACGACGGTCTTGCGGGCTGTCTTGGCGGTGCCGGTGTAGTTGAAGCAGGGAGAGGTGACTTGACCGGAGTCGTTCACCTCTTGGATGACGTTGGCCTCACTGAATTGCTGGACGACATTTTGAGGTCGGTCCTGCGTCAAAAAGAGCTTGCCTTGGCTGTAGTAAACCAGGCCGCGGAAGCAGGAGGCTAAGGCATTGAGGACTTCGTAGACACTGCCGGGGCTTTGTAGGTAAACATTGCAGGTGAAGCGGGGCTCAAAGCCGCCCGCACCGTCGGGCACCAGTTCATCGCAATACTGTGAAATGGTGTACAGATACCAGGGGTCAATAGCAATTGTTGGCACATAACGTGCAACACCAAATCGCTGGTTAAGTACGATGTCGCGGAAGATCCAAGCGGGGTTGTCGGTCCACGCCATCTTGAAAGTGCCGTCCCAGAAACCGGTGTAGGCGCGGGTGACTGGGTTGTAGTTGGTTGGGACTTGGACCCGCTTGCCGCGGAGGCGCACGGATACGTCAGGAATGCTTGCGAACTGGCGAGCGTCGATCTTGACGCCCAGGACAGCTGTTGCAGGGTACGCAAACTTTTCGTCGATGATTTCGGCGTAGCTCTGCCAAGTGATGCCGTTCTGCAGGTAGGGCGTGGAGCTGTCGGCTGTGAGGCGGGTGACACGGATAATCCACGGGGGGCTGCCGTTTAGGTCGAACTCATAGGCGCGTTGGAATTGGCTGTTTGACTTACCGCTGACAGTAGGCTCGGCCACCGTGACGTAAGTAGGACTGCCGTTGGCGGATACGGCAATTCGGTAGCTGACACTGGTGCCAGTGACATCGCCATTGGTTTGGTTACTTGACTGCAGGGCGGGGTGGCTGATGATGACGCGGCAACGCTCAACGTCAATGTCGGTGATGGTTTGCTCGACGGGCCCAGCGGCTTGGGTGACAGCGATACCAACGCCAACGGAATTTTCGACAGTGCTGAACCCCGGCATGGGGGTTTGGGTTTCGTCGGTGCCGGTGCGGCTGTCGAGGGTGTAGCCGGTGAAGTTGTAGGTGCCGTCCGGGTTCTGGATTGGCGTGGAATCCAGGAAGATGTCCTTTTCAGCGCTATTGGGGAAGCCTTCGATTTCGCCTTCGCTGATGGCGTAGACGGTCTTGGCAAACGCAACAGAGAAAAGGTTGTTGGCCTCTTCGATTGGCTGGCGCGATTGCGCCGTAACCGTGACGTATTGATTGACGACCGGTTCTTGTCTGCGGCCGCCGCCTTCGCCGCTGACTTCGGGCACGTTCAGGGTGTTATCAGCGGGGGTGTCCATCACAGTGAGTTCTGCAGTTCGAGGCCGAAGGACAGGACGGGTAATGCACCGACAATGCGTTCGCCGTAGAGCACCGGCACCACGTCGCCCTGAATGGTGTTGGCGTTGCTCTTGTCGAAGGTGAAGCTTTTCAGTTGATCATCGCTGCGGCCTTCGGTGGAGCTGCCACCCACTGAGCCACCCACGGTGGGCATCTTGGGTGTGGGTGTCAGGAGTTCGGCTACACCGCCAAAAATCAGCGACAGACCGATTGGCGCCAAGATTGAAGACACTGCAATGGGTGCGGCCAAGCCGAATAAGCCGATGGCAGCACCGCCAGTGAATACCGCCGCCACAACGATGGCCACGCCAGCCAAGATCTTGCCTACGCCGCCTTTGCCGGCGGGCATCGGGGCAAGGACCATGCGCTTGCTGAGGGGCCAGAGCAGCTGGTCTTCATCGAGGCCCATCGGGTCTTCGGTGACGACGCGCCAGTTGATGCCGTTTTCGCCTGATTCCAGCAGGTATTGACGCAGTGCAGGAAGCTGAACGCAAAGGGCGCGGAGGGCTTCGGCTGGTGTTTTTACCGCCAGCTGAAAGCGTCGGCCGAAGCGCCTACCTGCTTCACCCAATAGGCGGATCGTGACCATCAGGCGTTCCTCCGTACCACCATGTAGGTATTCTCGCGGAAATAACCGCTGTAGGCACTGAGGCCAGAGAAGCGGTCCACAAGGTGTTGGTACAGCATATTCGCGGCCGGGTCTTCCATTACTGCGACGTGGTTGCAGGTCACATCGTTGCGAATGCGGAACAGGATCACGTCTCCGCGTTGCGGTGTTTCCGTTGGTGGGATCCGGGTGAAGCCTTCGGCGGCGAAGTTGTCCTCGAAATGGGTAAAGCCGCGGGTGGCCCATTCGCCTTCGTAGTCGCGCGGGTAATCACCCAGGGTGATGCCGAGCTGTTGATGGAACCAGTCGCGCACGGCGGCGTAGCAGTCGTAGACGCCGTAGTTCCAGGGGCGGCCCACGAGGCCGGCGTCTTGGCGTGGGTCAAGCCAGAAGCACTGCGAACTGCCACAGTCCCAGACGACGTAGGGCAGGCTGAGCGTTTTGCAGGCTCGGATGTCGGCGGGGCTAAATCGGGCGTAGTTGGCGTGGCTGTGCCAGCTGGCGATGGCGTCGTCGAGGTACTGCGCAGTTTCCGCAGCGCTGATGATGAAGGTGTCGGGCTGGGTGGAGGTGTTGGCGCACTGGACCACGCTGCCGTCGCTGAGGATGAAACCGCACGCCTCTTGGGGGTATGCAGTTTCTGCATAGGCGCGGATGGCCTGCTGTTGGGCCTGTGTCAGTGGGCTGGCGTAGCTGCTGAGTGTCATTAGCCCTGGGAATCGACGAGGCCGGGGAAGCCGCCAAAGGGCAGGCGGCTGGTGGCGCCAAAGCGCAGTTGGCAGCTGCTGAGGCGTTTGCCGCAGGCGTCCTGGGCCAGGGTGGCCACGACGTCGTCGTTGGCATCCCAGTAGTTGCTGCCGGAGTAGTGGCAGCCGATCTCGCTGCGGTAGATCCACTGGCATTGCTCGCGTAGCAGGCGTCGGCCGGGGAGGCTGCGGCCTTCGAGGTCGAACGGCACAGCGAGCTGGAAGGTGACGGCCAGCTTGGTTTCGCTGGCTTTTTGCTCGACAACCCAGGAGTCGGGGCCCCAGAAAGCGTCGGGATCGGCTGCGGGTTGGCCGTCGAGGTAGGTGGTGAGGGTGCGGATTCGGCTGACGCTGGCACCAACTAGGTCGTCGTAGGTATTGGTGAGGGCTGTGATACCGAGGCCGACGTTGGCGAAGGTGATGCTGGGGCGCTCCAGCTGGCCGCTGGTGTTTAACTCGAAGCCGCTGGCCTGTAGCGGTAGGGCGGTGTAGGTGTCGCCTTGGTAGATAACGTCGGCGCCGCCCACCTGCGTCCAGTTGCAGAAGCGGTAGATTGCCTGATCGGTGCTGCCGGGTGGAAGTAGGATCGTAATGTCCAGCGTGAAAAGGTCAACGACCTCGGGTAGCTGGGTTTTAAAAGTTTCGGCGTTTGGGGGTTGCTGGGTCATACATACACCTGCCTAAGACCGAAGCTAAGTCGGAAATATTTGCAGCTGATGAACTCGAATTGCCAACCATCCTCTAAGAGGTAGGTTCTAGGCGCCAGCTCTAGGCTCACGCTTACATCTGTGAGGTTGGGAATCGTGACAGAAGTAAGGAGTCCAGTCGTCAGGTTTGCGGTGTAATTAGTTGGGCGGGTATAAGTGGCAAGTGTAAGTGAGGCAAGATTTGTGTAGCCAAGACTTAGTAGGCCACCTTGGAATTGTGCTGTGAAGGACTTGGACGAATTAGGTGGAGTCCACTCGATGGCTTGGCCGCGCTGGCGAAGCAGGTATGACTCGATGCCATAAGCTTCGTCTTCGTAGAGCGGACCAGTGCTGCAGGTCCAAGTCTCTAGCTGTGCGTTGAGGCCATCGGTAAGGACTTGGCTGTAGCCGTCGCCAAACTGAACACGCTGAATGCGGTTGGTGCGCTTGACGGTCGTGTCAAGTGCAACGGGCATGTTGTTGAGGTTGATGTAGGCAGGCATTAGAGGATCCCTCCACTACGTTTCTGGTTGACAAGCGTTGTGAGGACAATACCTTGCACCTGATTAGCGATCTGCTTTTGAGCCGCAGGGCTAAGCGTTTCACCGCTGTTCTGAACAGTGATATTGATTTCTCCCACAGAAACACCACCACCGCCACTGACGCCAAGCTTACCGTCGGGACCGCGCTTCAGGGGAATGATGGCTTCGGGGCCAGCTTCGCCCATAAGTCCTGTGCCGGGGACGCCGCCATTGGCGAATTTGAACAGTGTCGGCTTGTTGACGATGCCGCCCATGGCGAAGGGGACGATGCCGTTGGCTGCATAAGCGTTGCCTAGGGCATTGAACTTGACACCTGCGTAGCTAGTAACTGCCGAAGTAGCGCCACCGGGGCTTAGGACTCCAGTACCGCTCAAACCAGGCAGTCCTGGCACGGCCGCGCTGGAACCAAACTTAGGCCCACTAGGAAGTAGTTGAAGAACTGTGTTAAGAATGGCCATTTCAATCCACTTAGCAATTATCTTGCCCGCCATATCTAAGAAGTAATTAGCGATGTTATTAAAGAAGGAGGCAAGTGCTTCCTGTGTGGAAGCTGTACCGCTGATCACGCTGGTGAACGACGAGGAGAACGCGCTGCCGATTGCTTCTGCTGCAGTGAGGATTTGGCTAAGTGGATTAGTGAGTGCTTGAAGCTCCTTGCCCAGCTCCTTTATGCGCTCGATTCCTCGCTGATCAGTAAGACTCTTGAAGGATTCTTCTTCACCTGTGAACGCACCAGGGAATACGCCGCCCACTACGCCAGTGGTGAGCAGCCCGCCAGGGCCGCCAGCCGTAGGAGCAAAAGCTTGGGTAAGTGCATCCTTGATTTGTGTAGCTAAGATTGCCTGTTTTTTCAGCTCTTCTGATGTTTCTTTTGAGCTGTTGTAGTTAATCTCTTTGAGTTCTGCGTTGACCGTATCTAGACGATTCTGCACAGCCTGGGCATCGAGACCTTTGGCGCGAGCTTCGGCGAGTTTTTGCTGCAGAGAGGCTTTCTCCGACAGTAATACTTCTTCTGTAATGTCTAGGGCGGCTGCTTTCTGCTTAAGTTTTAGGTCTTCAGCCAAAACTAGGTTATTTTGCTTATAGGCTTTTTGTATCCTAGCTTCGTAATCTAGGAGCGTCTCATACAGCTTGTCCTTAGCTACGGCGTTGAACTGCCTGCCTAGCTGCGTAATTGTGCCGTCAAAATCGCTTTGAAGCTTGCGCATAAGCGATTCCTGAGCCTTAGCTGCTTTGTCCGCAGACTTATCTGGCGGAGAAGGGAAATTAGTAGAAAGGTCTTTAAAGTCGAGCTTTACATTACCCAGGGCGCCGGAGATACCACTTTCGATATCCTTGACAATCTTTTTAATAATTTCGCCAATGCCGATAACTGCGCCAATACCGGCAGCGCCACCTAATACGGCACCCACGACACGACCCTTTGTTGCACCAGCACTTAGGCCGGCGATGAGAGTTTGTGTGGCGAGTCGGGCGCTTTCAATAACAAGCAATGCTTTCTCAATAGAAAGCATTGTGCGAAGTACAACTAAAACGCCTTTAATAGCGGAGGTAAACGTAGCTATATTATTAGCGACAAATACACCAGCAGAGACGCCACCGAAGACGATAAGCACCTTAGTTACATTCACAATAAGGTCGCGCAGCTGCCCCAGCAGCCCAAACCCTGATGCAATAATTTTGTACATATTTAGTATTCCTGCTGCCACGCCATTTACAGCGGCTGTAAGAGCGGGTGTGATATTTGTGATGAAATTAGCGAATGCATTCTGGAATTCGGCGCCTAAAGGTTGCAGGGCTTTACCAACACTTAGTCGCATGCCATCGAAGGCAACGCGCAGACGAGCGCCAGCGTCTTCCGAAGACTTAGCAATGTCTCTTGCAGTGCCTGAGTAGCGATCACGCAGGATTGCAAGGAACTTCATGAGGTCGTTAAGACCGACCTGACCTTGCTCTAGGGCTTTCTGTAGTTCGGGGCCTGTTTTGCCGGCTGCTTGCGCGAACAGGGTGAACGTGCCAGGCAAGCGTTCAGCAATCTGGTTGAGTTCCTCGGCACTTACTTTGCCTTTGGAGAAGACCTGTGTGAGGGCAAGAACGGCGCCGTCGGCCTGCTGAGCGTTGCCTCCAGTAGCTTTTACAGCTTCGCTGATGGCGCGGAATGCAAAGCTGGAATCCATAACGGTCCCGCCTGCACCTTTTACCGCAGCGGTAAGGCGTGTGAGCCCGCCGACGGCTTCTTCCTGGGGGATGTTGAGCTCACGTGTTGCGCCTGCTGCGACTCGTAGAGCGGTTTCGTAGTCTTGTTGACTTCCGACGATGCCGCGCAGAGCGATTTGAAGTTTGCCGATTTGTGCGGCGTAATCTGCGGTGCCTGCGATTTGTTGGCGGAACATACCCAGCTGAGCACCAACGGCTGCACCAGCAAAGGCACCGCCGACCGTACCAAGGCCAGGAATAGCGGAGCCGATAGCCGCGCCACCAATGCCACCTAATAGGCCTTCCGGGCCACCGAAGATGCCGCCGGAGATTGCGGCACCGGCTGCTTGGACGGCCTGGCCTGCGGTGAGTCGGCCACGACGTTTGCGGTCACGCGCCTCGAGCTGACGATCGAATGCAGTGAGCTCATCGCGGAAGGCCTTGTCACGAATTTGCCCCTCTAAGTCAAGGCCCTGAAGCAGTTTGTCTGTATAGATATTGTCATACTTAGTTTGTATTTCAGCACGTTGAATTTTAGCATTTTCATAGATACGGTTTACGTCGTCTAGAGCGCTTTTGATGCTTTCCTGAGCACGGCGGCCGGCTTCAGGGAACGCCTGAGGACCGATGGGCTGAGCGTAGGCAGCTTCGTCTACGCGGATACGGTCAGGCGTACGCGCTCCACGGGCGATCATTGCCCCTGTTGCGGGATCGCGGTAACCGCCTACGCCAGGAGCTAAGGGGCCTTGGGTGCTGTAGTACTCCTGGATGCCCGCTATCTTCTGGCCGCGGCGTTCAGTGGCGGACTGGGCACGGGCAAGACGTTCAAAAGCTTCGGCCGTACCAGTCAGCTCGCGTCTTAATTCGCGTTGAACGTCAGCGATACGATTAGATACATTGACATAATCCGTGCTGCCTCGCACAGTATTAGCTAAGCGTTCGCTGAGTTCACTTAGCTCTTGGCTCAAGGCCGCAGTGGTGTTAGGTAATTCACCGAAACGGCGATTTACTCCTTCGGGGCTTAGGAAATTAGGATCAGCGAAAGCGGCCGCACCAGTGCGGACAGTTTCACGCCCTGCACGGATGGATTCTTGGTAAGTCAGCTGGCGCTGCTGAGCTAGGGCGCGGTTTAGGCGATCTTGTGCATTCGCGCGTGCCTCAACATTGCTGGTTAAGCGCCGTTCGCGTTGTGACAGCGTGTCGATAGTGTCGATCGCTTGGCGCTGCTCAGCGATAAGTGACTGCAGGTCTTGGAGTTGCCGTCTCGCACCAGCAGAGGTGGAGGCCAGGGCCTGCCCTAAAACACGCCCAAAGGCACGGCTGGTCTGTACCGTCTGCGCTTCAGCTTGCTGAAGGCGGCCAGTAAGCTCTGCGATATCCTGACCTAAGGCAGTAAATGTGTTGCCGGTAAGGGACGCTTCTGTGCGAAGTTTACCTAGGTCAGTGATGTAACTTCTTAGGGAAGCTTGTGACTGATTAGTGCCTGAAGATACAGCTAAGATTCCTTGTCTTAGTGTTTCTAATTCGCTGTCTGTGCGGCGGGAGGCTTGGCGGAATTGCTCGATGTCTGTGGCGAGCTGGGCCCAGGTTGAGGAGCCGCGCTCCACCTGAGATTGCAGACCGCGCAGTGCGTCGATCTGACCTTTGATTACTTGTTCGGTGTTACGGCTGTCGCGGCCGTAATCGATGATGCTCTGCCTTGCCCGCTCGATTGCAGCATTATTAGGGCCGATGGACTTTTCAAGCTCGCGAAAAGCACCCTTCAGCTTGTCAAGGCCCTCAACACCTTGAAGGCCAAGCTTAATTAGGATCTCGCTTACCTGCTTAGCCATCGGCCTCCTTGGCCAACTCGCTCAGTGCTGCGGCCTCCATGATTTGGAGATCCTCAAGCATTTCGCGTGGATTAGCCACATTGTAGAGGGCGAATAAGCCTCCAGGACCGAGCAGGATCTCGTACTTCAGACCCATGTAGCCGGCCATAGTGGTAGACCACTGAGTCTGCATACGCAGGAACATCATGACGGTGTCCCAGTTTTCGTCCCACACCTCATAGGTGCTGCCGTCATCCCCTGGATCGATCGATGGGGGTGGAAGACTTAAGCCAAACGCCTTAGCGTCGTCGTTGGTTTTGTCCTCCACCCGCTTACCACCACCGGTCCAGTGGATAGCGGCGCCTTTTAGTTTCCCTGCTTAGCGCCGTCGAAGGTTTCGGTATAGGCGCGGAGCACACCACGAATCCAGTACGGATCGTCGCTGAGTTCCTTGGCAGCTTCGATGGAATAGGGCACAGCTTTGCCGGATTCGTCATCGATGCCGTCCCAGCCCACTAGGACTGCTTTGAGCAGCTCAAACTCGCCTTTGTCGCTGAGCTTGGCAAATTCGTTGCGGCCCACGCGCTTAAAGGTAGCGTCGAAGGTCGAGCTGTCGAACGTGCCGCCGTCTGTGGGCTCTTCAACCGTTACAGGCCATTTGAAGGTTTTGACCTTCTTACGGACGAACGCCATAAGTTGTGTGGGTGATAACGCCTCTAGCTTAGCTGCTAAGTGAAAAAGCCACTAAGCGGTGAAGCTTAGTGGCTAAGTGACGTGGGGTCTAAGCGGCGTTTAAGCGCGGCTTAGGTGTAGACGATGCTGAATTCGTCGTTGCCAGCAGTCGAGGGAACTGCGGTGTAGGGGATGGTCAGCATGGCGATACCGTCTTGGTCGCCGTAGCTCACGTCGCCGATGTCGATCTTCGTGGAGGCGAAATCGACAATGTTGCCGGGGGTTTGACCGTGCTGGAAGAGCAGGTTGCCCAGGCTGGAATCAGTGAGGGCGGCCGTGAAGTAGTTCTTCGTGGCCATGGTCACGGCTTCCAGGGTGACGGAACCCGTAGAGCGGCGGTCGGTAAGCAGGGTCTGCTTGGCACAGCCCACCAGCTCGCGGTACACCAAGGTGTTGCCGATGTCGAAGGACACCGACTGCAGGCAACCGGCGTAAGACAGAAGTTGGAAGTCTGTGGTGTTGCCGGCCTTGAAAATGACCGGTGTGGCTTGATTGGCGTAGGTGGGAGTGGGAGCTGCCGTATCCGTGGGAGTGTTGTAGATGCCGGTGAAGGTGAAGTCGATCGTGGGGATCTGACCAACAGTGCCGTTCAGTGTGAAGGTGCCACGGGCACCGGTCACTTTGTGCAGCACGCCATCAATGTTGTAGTAGATGGTGACGCTGGAGAAGCTGGCGCTAACCGGCGCGTAGGTCACGCTAGTGGTGGATACCACCGTTTCACTCAGGCCACATGCCTTGAGTGCTTTGCCGTAGGCAGGAGCAGTGCCGGCGGTACCAGAACCAGCAAGCTCAACGCTGAAGGTGCATTCAACGCGGGTGTTAGCCAGCAGCTGTTCCGAGGCGCCGAGATAGGGACGGACAAGATCGCGGCTCACCACATCGCTCTGCAGGGGAGTGATGTTGAGATCGCGTACCAGCACGGCGTCGGCCCCGTCTGGAGTTGGATCAGTGCCGTAGGTGGCTTCTGTCTCAATGAGGATGAGACGCTTACGCAGAAGAAGGGGCATTGGAGTTACCTCTCGGGGTAAGTGGGAAGCATCCGCTTACGCGGAAATGCGGGTGCGAATGCCTGTTTCAGGGTCGAGGAGGTAAGTACCACCGTGCCCATGGAACTCATCGACAACGCTAGGCGAAGGGGGTTGCGAGGCCTCGACGGCGGCTTCGCTAAGTGGCGCTACAGATTGTTCATCCACCACCTCAGTAATTTGCTCGGTGGAATCAGAAGTCTTAGCCATAAGTTGCTTAGCGGACAGTCTCAGGCTAAGTCGTGGTGCTGCTTAGGCGTACCAGGGCACAGTGGCGCTACTTAGGTGAGGCTGCTTACGGCCGTGCGGTAGCGCACGTCGAATTCGCAGAAAATTACGCCAGCGGGTTGGTCAGCTTCGAGGAGGTTGAACGTGACTTGGGTGGGTTGGATGTCGATTGCAAGGCCTCCTAGGGTTAGGTCGGCCATGAGCTTGCTATGGAGACTTTCGATAGTGGGGTCGGCCAGCTGATCGGGGGTGTTGCCTCGGACGATGACGACGATGCGGACGCGAAGAGTCCAGTCGAGGGTGGGGAGGCTGGTGTTCTGCTCTGCAGTGTCGCTGACGGGCTCGACGATGATGGCGGGCGATTCTGCCCTGGCCATAGGCTCTACACGGCTGCGGTAGATGCGCGTGCTAACGCCGACCGTACCAGTCAAGGTGGTGCGGATCGCAGCAAGGATCTGCTCACGTCTGGACATAGGTTTGCCGCACTTGTTCTATGACAGCCTAAGTCTGTGGGTCAATTACACGCCATACTTATGCTCAGTGTGCGCCCTGCTGCTTGAACAGTAGTTACGACGCGAACGTAACGAACGACGTAGCCGACGTAGAAGTCGCCGTGCGTACCAGCGGCTTTTGTCTTAGAGGGGTCCAGTGATGCCCAAGTGGTGCCGTCGTGAGAGCCCTGGATCTCCCACGTAATGTTGCCGCCAGTTACGGTACAGATAAAAGACAAATTACTACCACGTACTTCTACGGTTTCTGACGTACCTACTGCCGTAAGCGTGGCAAAAGTATAAATGTTGCTGTTGATGTCGGCACTTTGCCCATAAATAGTCATGACCTATTCCGCTGTTTAGCGCAGTCTACTTAGCTGGGAGTGAGCCGAATGGGCCTGGATCAGGGGCGCCGTTGGTAATGGCTACGGCGCGGCGGTATAGGTGACAGTCAAGCTTGCCGGCGGCTTCTAAGGCGGCGCGTACCTTGACCCCGTTGTCTCGAGTGTGCTTGTCCATCACGTTTTCTGGAGGGCGATTTGGATGAAGGCGCCGTCGTCGATGAGCATGGTTTCGCGCACGGTGTAGGCCGCACCGGCAACGGTGATCGATGCGCCGTAAGTCAGCGTGCCGAAGTCAGATGCGCGAGCTGTAAGGGTGTAATCCGTGGTCAGGACCGTTCCATCGCTGATGATGTTGCTGGGCATGTCCAGGATGCCCAAGGCTGTGGTAGCACCGCTGGTACATGTGACACCAAAGTCGTTGAGGAACAGGTTGAGATCTTCGCTTAGCGCCATTGTTTCGATTGATGTGATGGAAGTCTAGGTAGAACGCAAAGAAAAGCCCCAGACCATTTAGGTCTGGGGCTCGGGGACGCTTTCCGCTAAAAGCTTAGGCGTACTTCTTCACGGCGACAGCGTTGATGCTGTAGGTGTGAGAAGAGGAGGAGGTGGTGCTCACGGCCTTGACGTAGCGCTTGGCGGCTCCTTTGGGGAACACGATGTACTGCTTGGAAGCAGTGGTGCTCACCTGGCTGAAGGCCACAGCGGAGGACGCAACTTCGGAACCACCGCGGTAGAAGACGGTGGTCACGTCGCCGTAGCTGCCGCCAGAGGTGTCGGAGCTTTGGATCTTGACATCGAGGGTGCTGGTGCCGCCATTGGCAACATCCAGGATCAGCACTACGTCGCCTTCGTAGTCGTTGAGGTCAACGGCGGTGCCGTCGAGGTTGCTGGTACGGACAGCGGTGGGGGCCAGAGCCAGGTGCTCCAGCTTTTCCAGGCCGGTGGACAGGATGGACATGGATCAGTCCTCGGTGGGTTGAGGGGCAGGTTTGGCAGCCTTGGCCTTGGTGGCCGGAGGCTTAGCGGGCTTGGCTTCAGCTTCGACGGAAGGGGTGGGCACCTCAGCGGGTGCGACCTCTTCAGCCTTGGCGCGTTCAGCTTTGCCGCTGCTAAGTAGAAGGGTGGCGTCGGCGTCAGCGATGTCCAGGGTGGAGCCGGCGGTGGCCGGCTCTCCTGAGATCATCACCTGCCTAAGCAAGGTGATTCGCATCGTTACTCAGCGATAGTGCAACTGCTTAGGCTCAGGTGCCGTAGCAGAAGGCGCCAGGCTGCTTGACGGCGAAGTCAACGTCCTGCAGAGCGATGATGCGGACGGTGCCTGCGGTGGCGCCGGCGTAGGGATCGACGGTCAGGTCCAGACCGGACCACATGCCCATGATCATCATCGAGAAGTCGCCGAACAGCGCGTCGTTGTTGAGCAGCTGGTTAGAGACGATGGCGGGATAGCCGTTGATCTCGTCGTTCTCGTACACGAAGCCGGCAGCCACGGCGGTGGCGGACTTGGCGGTGGACTTGAGCGCGCCACGGGCAGCAGCGTTGATGATGTAGCGCATGGAGCCGGCATCGGCGTTAGCGCTGGCCACATCGGTTTCCATGCCGATGTACTCGGCGAAGGTGCCGAAGGTGCTGATGGTCTGGCTGCCGACGCCGGTGGTGTTCACCAGGCCCAGAGGCTGGTTGCTGGAACCGGTGCCGTAGATGCCAGCGCGGTCCAGCTCGAGGGCGATCACGCGGACGAGGTCGTTGCGCACCATGCCTTCCACATCGATGGAGGACTGGAGCAGCAGGCGACGGCTGTAGTCAACGAATGCACCCACTGTCTTGGGGGTCATGTTGACTTGGTCGATGGACTGCTGAGATTCCGTGGGAGCCACGTTCTCACCAACCCAGTAAGCGGTGCTGGCCGAGGCTTGGCGGGGGATGCTGATGTTGCCCTGCAGGCCGCTCAGCATGGTCACACCGGCGTTGGCCAGAGCGAGGCGGTTGCGGAGAAGGTCGATGAAGGAACCGCTCAGCAGTTCGTCGGCGACAAGGTTGCCACCAGCAGAGGGAGTGCCGGCAACGAGGTCACGACGCAGCACCTCGTTAGGCACCACGATGCCGTTGGAGGAACGCTCGTACTTCTTAGCGGCGGCTTCGCCGACTTCGATCTCGAATTCAGCGGCGCGGCGGGCCGAGGCATCGCCTTGGTTTGCCAGGAAGTTGAGGGCGCGGACGAAGCTGAAGCGCTTGGTCTCTTTATCCGACAGACCCACGTCGTTGGTGGTGATGTCAGCGGAGCGGATGGGTTGTTCCATGGGGGTAGAGCCGAGTTTGTCGAGGACGGCGGCGCGAGCCTCATCGAGGGTGCGACCACCTTCGATCAGTTCACGGGCCAGGTCTTGCATCTGGTGCTTAGAGCCCAGTGCGGTGATGGCGGCGATGCGGGTCCGCTCGGCCTCAGCGGCCTTGGACCGGATCACCTCCAGATCAGGGGTGTTTTCCATTTCGGGAATGGGGGTAGATGCGGTTTGGGCCGCTTGGCGTTGGTCCTGCATCTCCTCTACTTCCGTAGGGGGAACAGGCGCTTCATTAGTGATAATAGGTGTGGCGCCTTCACAGTCCCCAGTAAGTTGCGGGGTTGCGCTGCGAAGTTCAGGCACAACGTCGGTAATTAGTGAACGACCGATTCCAATGGTGGGATCAGCTGGGATACTCACCACGCTTACCTCGTGGGGGGACCACTTAGTTGCTACGTAGTCGCCATTGCGCTCTTCCATCTTGTCGATGGCATAGCCGAAGCTGATGCCCCGAAGGATGCCATCCTTCACATCATCCAGCACTTCTTGGGCGAATTTGTTGCGGGAGAAGCGGACCTTGGCATAGCCACGCTTGTCTTTGTCGTTGATGTAGGCACGCTCTACTACACCGACAACCTTGTCGGGATTGTGGTTGAACAGCAGAGGGGCACCGTCATTGAGGCGGGCTAGGTCAGCTGCGTCACCTTCGTGGCTGAGTACTTCGTTGCCGAAGTAACGGGCCACGGGATACTCAGAGCTGAATGGGAACTCGAAGGTCCGCTCCTCAAGTGCGCGGAAGTGAGTGGCTTCGGTGCGGGTATAAGTGCCGCTTAGATCGCGCTGAGCGGTTTCAAGGGTGCGCAGGGCTTCGATCTTGCGGAGCGTGGAGAATTTGTGGCCGACGAGGGTTTCGGTGGCGTCCCAGCCATCAGCACCTTCGCGGTAGATGCGAATTAGAGCGGCGGGATCTTCGGCGGTGGCGTTGATGCTGAACTCGGAGTCGGAGACACCGAGGGTGCCTTCGCGCATCACGTGTTCGATACGGCCGCGTGCCGTACCACCGGAGCTGTTCCAGCTAACGAAATCGCCTGTACTTAGGTCGGAGGGCTTAGCGCGTTCCACGGATTCATCAGCGGCACTTAGTTCTTCAACCTTAATGCGCTCGCCTGTTGCTTCCTCGAATTGAATCGGGGTGTAATCGTGCTCGCGAAGCCATTGACGGGCCTCGGAAGCCGTGAATTCACTTAGGCGGAAGCGGATTGCTTGAAGATCGGTACCTTGCTCACCTGTTTTGATGCCGAAGATGAAATCGACACCCTTACCTGCGGCGTTGTTGCGGCGGCGGAAGCGGTCGTAAGCCGAGGGGTCCTTCAGGCGAGCGGCATGCTCTTGCGGATAGGGACGACCCTCATTAGGTTCTTCGGCCTCGGACATTAGGCGCTCGGGGACGATCCAGAATTTGCAGACGCCTGCGGGATCGATGTCGCCGCTGACGATTTCGCAGGCGCGGGGACCGGCATAGAAGGCGCAGTTTGCGCAGACCATGCCATCAGAAGCGAAGGGGCTTTCGCTCATGTAGTGGGCACCGTGAGCACCAGAGCCTTGATCGAAGGCACCTAGGTCTTCAGCGATCTCTTCGAGGGCTTCGTATAGCGCGACTTGCGGGGCTTTTAGCTCCGCAGTCAGTTCGCGGTCTTTGTCGATGGTGCTCATGATGTTGTCACTCCAGGATTTGCCGGGGTCGCCACCCCATGCTGCCCAGGCGACCCGGCCAGGAGAGGGGTAGCCTTCTTCGCCTGGACTGAAGCCTTGGCCCTGTTTGTCTACTTCGTGGCGGGCGAACCACGCGGACATGGTGCGGACGGTGTCAGCGCTAAGGGGGTCGCCGCTAAGGATTTGGGAGGCGCGGTTTGCTGCGACTTCGGTGCCGCCTGCGTTGCCTTCTGCCTTCCAGGCCCGGTAGCGCTGAGCTTCCTCGCGCATCGCAGCGGTAGGTAAGTAGCTCATAGGTTTGGCTCAGTAAGCGGATCTGGGGAGGAGGGCGTAGGGGAAGTGGCGGGAATTAGACCTAGGTCCTTATCGAGGGTCAAACCCGCATCCTTAGCGAGTTGCTGTTCGCGGGCCAGTTCGCTGACGTTGTCGTCGTAGTCGCCGCCGCTTTGGGCGATGATCTGGGACTTGGTCATGTAGCCGGCTTGCTCGGCTTCGCGGTAGGCCTTGACTTCCTTGAGCGGATCGACCCAGCTCCAACCGCGTGGCATCCAGTGGGGACTGTCATAGCGCTCGGGACGAAGCTCGTAATCCGGGAAGCTAAGTTCACCGCTAAGGACGGCAAGGCTTAGCCACTCGCGGAAGACGCGCATGTGGAAGTTCTCGATTAGGTAGTTCTGGACTACGCGCCAGTGCTCGCGATCTTCTAAGAGGCTGAGGCGCGAACTTGAGTAATTAGTGTCGGAAAAGTCACGACTTAGGGTTTCGTAACTACAGCCGAAACCGGAGGCGAAGCGGCGCACCTTGTTGCGCACGAACATCTCGAACTGTTGATCGGGGGAATCGATCGTGGGAACGGTGACATTTTCGCCGGGCGCTAGATACTTAAACGTACCAGGCTCGAATTCACTAATTCGTTGATTATTCTCTATGTCGTCTGGCGTAAGTTCCCCTTCATTATTAGTGACGAAGCCCATTAGCGAAGCCCCGGCGCGAGCGCGGATGACCGCAGCTTCTTCGTAGCCCTGCAGCTGGTGAGCGTCGGACATCACTGGGTGAAACCAGGGCACACCCCGGTTTTGCGACGGCCGCTCTGGCAAGAAAAGGTGAATTACGTCTTCGGCGGGTAGGAAGACGTGTTTGGCGTTGTTCTGGGGGACGTTTTGGAACCAGTAGTCGCCGGGGTGCCTTGTGAGCATGGCGTAGCGCACTGGGCGGCCCCACTCGTTGACCTCCACGCCGTTGCGCCATTCATTAGCCGGGGCGAGGGTGGCGCCGTTGTACTCCTCGTCTAGGAGGTCGCTTTCGAGGATCTGTAGCGCGAGGGGGACCTTGGAGCCGCCAAAGGAGCGCCTAATGATGCGGAAAATGGCTTCGCCGGATTCGGGGAGGGCTCCGGTGGCTAGCCATTCGAGTTGGTGGAAGCTGTAACGGCCGGCTACGTCGCAGTGCTCGGCGCGGGTCCAGACCTGCCACTTGGCCTCGATGAGCTTATTGATGCGGTCGTCGCGCTTGTTGCCACGTAGTTGCTGCACCTGGCTTTGCAGCTTGATGCCCGTGCCAACGACGTTGATCTGGGTGGTGCGCTTGGCCTGTTTGGCGTAAGGATTGTTGCGGACTAGCTCGCGGGAGCGGTCGCGCAGTTTGCGCAGGCTGGTGCGGATCTCCGCGTCGGCGCTGGTCTGACTAGCCAGCCAGTCGGCGGTGAGTCGGGAGATGATGGCGCCTTGGTACTGGCGGCGCCCGGTGCGTGCCGGGGCGACGGGCTTGGCAAAGCCGAGTGCGCGAAGGAGATTAGTGCGGATGCCCATCGTCTTAGTTGAAGCGGACGAACATGTTGCGCGGGTTGCCGAGGCCGTTGGCCATGAGTTGCGCCGCTTCTTCGCGTTTTACGTCAGCTTTTAGCTTTGCTTCGAGCTGAAGTAGGTCGGCGAGGTCGTACTTCTTCAGATTACGGGTGCCGATGCGATATTCCTGGACCGCTCCACCGTTGAGGATGGTGCGGATCGCGGCTTGGACCGCATCAAGGTCTTTCTGGGCTTGGGTGCGGCCGTCGTAAGCGGTGGGGATGCCGGCGTAAGTGAGTGCAGGCAGCACTTCGGTGGAGCCCGTACCGACGGTGATGGTGGAGCCGGCCTTAGTGGCGATGGCTTGCCAGTACCAAGTGCCGGCATCGAAAGGTGCGCTGGTAGCGGCAGAGATGGTGAACTGCCAGCCACTTCCGTAGGCAGTGCCTACAACTGTTGCGCCTTCGGCTGCCGTATTAGTGCGCAGGTAATAGGTGAGGGTGTAGTCGGCGCTGCTTATGGGGTTGCCGAGGTTGTCGACGGTGGCCTCGTCGCGCCACGTGATGGTGTCGCCGGCTTGGATCTGGGAGGGAATCTGCACGGGCTCACCAGCTCTTGACGAAATTGCCTCGTTTAGGGGCGTTTTGTTGTTGTGATCGTAGCGGAGCTGCCTGCTTAGGTTCATTACGGCGCTCTAGTTGGTCCCAGATAGTGCGCCTGTCGTATTTCTGGTAGAGGCGATGCAAAGCGGCGTAGGCGTAATTCATCTCGTCAAGAGCTTCGTTTGGTGCTTGGCTTTTCTTTACCCAAATGCGCTCGGGGAAGCCGTTGCGGAAACGCAGGATCTGTTTCTCGGCTGTGAGTTCCTCGAAGTAGTCGGTGCCGATGGTGGCGTAAAAGTGCAGGTAGCCGGGTCCGGGATCGTTGTGCTTGAGGCGGCCGAAGAGCAGAGACTTGATGCCATCGGAGCCAACGGGGAAGAGCTGTGCCCCCTTCTTTAGGGCTTTGCCCTTGAAGTTCACGTCCACCTTGGTGGCCTTGCCTAGGGGTGGCTTGCCCTTTTGGCTTTGGCCTTTGATGGCGATGACGCCGATGTTGGCGCGTTCGCGGGCGTACTGGTAGACCTCTTGGGTGTGGTGACCGCCGGAGTCGATGGCGCAGCACAAGACGCTAAGTTCTTCGCCGGTTTCGCTGGTGTAGGGCTTACCAAGCACCTCATCGAGCTGTTTCCAGACTTCGGGGCGGCTTGGGCTGCCGTAGATCTTGACGCGGTCGATCAGCCAACCCTCTTCTTCGCGGCCCCAGGCCCAGACGCTCAGGCTGAGGCGATCGTCCTGAACGTCGCAGCCCACGGTGAGGGCAAGCGCTTCTGGTGGGGGGCAATGCTGCTTGTAGGTCTCCTTACCGGCGCGTTCCATCAGCGAATCGGCGCCGATCTTGGAGGCGTATTCGTCCTCCCACGTTTCGCCTAAGACTGTGTTTACGAAGGTTTTTAGTTGCTCAGCGTCGTGTTTGGCATCTAGGAATTCCTCGACAAGGTTGGGCCAGGTGGCGTTGGGGGAGTAGCTGTAGGCGGCCCAGATGTGGAAGCCGATGTGCTTGCCGTTGCCAGGGGAGGTGGGGCGCCATTCACCGCGCTCGACCATCCAGCGCTTCTTGGAATGGGGTATTAAAGTGCTACAGCTCTCGCACTTATATGTGGCGGTGGCGGGGTCGTTGTCGCTCCACGTCATTTGGGGCCAGCGGAGGTACTGCATGTGGTTGCAGTAGGGGCATGGGACGAAGTAGCGGCGCTGATCGGTCTGCTGGAACATCCGCTCGACGCGGCTGAAGTCCTTGACGGTGGGGGTGGAGCCGGCGACGATCTTGCGATTCCAGTAGTACTCGGTACGGCGGATGCCGAGCTTGATCTGGTCGCCCTCTGCACCAGCAGAGGCGGGGTAACCGTCGATTTCGTCGAAGAGGACGATGCGTCGGCTGACTCGGCGGAAGCCACGGGGCGAGTTAGCGCCCACGAGACTTAGCGTTCCACCCGGAAATTGCTTCTGAAGAATCGTATTAGCGCCATCTTTGGCCTTGCTGTCGCTGACAAGGCCGCGGAGGCAGGGGGTGTCGCGCAGCATGGGCGCGATTTCTTCTTTGGAGTAGCCCTGGGCATCTTCGATGGTGGGCTGAACGAGCATTATTGGGGCGGGATCTTGGTGTACGTGGTAGGCGATAACGTGGTTGAGTATTTTGCTGTAGCCCACGCGGGCTGATTTCATTACAGTTACTTGTTCTACGTTATTGCTGCTTATTGCGTCCATAATGCCCTTTTGGTACGGCAAAGTGTGCCAACGGCCGCCTTCTGCGCTGCTTTCGGCGCTAAGGAAGGCGTAGGTGTCGGCCCATTCGCTAAGGGTGAGTTTGCGTGGAGGGCGAAAGGCGCTAAGGGCGGCGTGTTCTAGGCGTAAGAGGTTGTTCATAAGTTTGATAAGGGAAAAGTTTAGTCTTCCTGTGTGGGAGCTTCGTTACTTAAGTCTTCAAGGGTTTCGCGCACGATGTCCTCTAAGAGACTTATGGCGTCTGTGTCGAGGTCGGGGATGCGTTGTTTGGCTTTGGTGGGGATGCCGAGAATCTTGGTGCGGGCCAGCGTCACGATCTCGACCCACTTGGCTTCGATGTCAGCAGCGGGCACGAGGAGAGCCTGCTTCTGTTTGCGGTCCAGCTCTAAGAGTTCGGCCTTTAGGTGCTCTGTGCGGGCGCGGCTTTCGTCGTAGTCGGGTATGGCTTCGTCGGTTTTACTAATGCGCGGCGTTGACGCACCACCGCTTAGACGCTCTTCGCGGGGGCGAAGTGGCTTGGATGGCGTGCTTGGCGGCTTAGGGCCCACACCAATGCGGCGTTGCGTGTTCTTAGCCCATTCGTCACGCATGGTTTCGCTGTTGACCATTACGCGGCCGTCTTTACTTTCTGTTGTGCTCAGCCGGCCGGCCTTGATAGCGGCATATACGGCTTCGGGAGTAACTCCCATTGCACGTGCCGCTTCTGCTCTTGTGATTAGTGGCATAGGTGAACTTTAGCTCTTATCTCCGGCAGGTTCTAGGGTGCGGGTAATTAGGTGTGATAAGCTGTCCGGCTTTTTTGTGGGCTGGGATGGGTTGGGGTAGGTATGAGAATGATTATCAAAACTACTTTCAAGCGCTGTGCCTAGCCATATAGAGCGACTCGAAACACCT